TACTGGAGTACAAGATACCAATCCCAGCGGTCTAATAGGTATCTATTTGTATCAAGGCAATAGTAGTAGTCCTATGTTGCCAGTAACTCCTGGTACAACCACAGCTATTAGTGGCACAGTTCCTCCAGCGGCCTATAGCATTATGCCTGGATGGAACGATACCTACATGGCAGAAAACTTAATCTTTGCCATTGTCAAATTAAATTATGATCAAAACAAAGGTCAACACACAATTCCCAATTTGAAATTCCATGTGGTCAATACCATGAGTTTGCCAGGTGATTGTTTGTATGATTACATGGTCAATGATCTTTATGGTGCGGGCATTGATTCCAGTTTAATCAATACCACAAGCATTGCCGCATTGAATACCTATAGTAGCCAATCAGTAACTTATGGCGCATATACAGCACAACAACGATATGCTATTAATGGTCTGATAGACACTAGTAATAAAGTTTTAGACAATATGGACAAGATAGCTGCCACAGCCGGTAGTTATATTACCTACGATGTATCTACTGGTAAATGGAGTGTGTTAATTCAACAGGTTGTTAGTCAAACATTTAGTTTCGGTGATCACAATATCATAGGACAAATCAGTGCCACAGGTACAGCATTAGATAGTTATTACAATAGCGTTGAAGTACAATTTCCTTATGCTTATTATAGAGATCAAAACAATTACATTCGTATTGATTTACCTAGTCAAGATTTGGATTACAATGAGCCTATCAATGTTCTTAAATTACAACATGATCTAATTAACAATCAAGTTCAAGCGGCTATTATTGGTAATATCATGTTACGCCAAAGTAGAGAAGATCTAGCTGTTGAATTCAAAACAGACTTTTCCAGTTACAATTTACAAGTAGGTGATGTATTTGGTCTTACAAACAGCACCTATGGTTTTACCAATAGACAATTTCGTGTTATCAAATTAATCAAATCTGAAGATGACAAAGGTGAATTGACCATTGCGGTTACTGGACTCAGTTACAATCCAGATGTTTATACTGTAGATACAATAGATCAATTTACTCCATTGTTAGGAACTAGTTCAAATCCCAACTTGGCCGCTATTCAGACACCCGATGCGCCCACTGTGGTAGGAAGCACAGTTAGTAGTCAACCCAGCATGACTGTTACCGCAACAATACCCACAGGTGTTGTTACTGATATGGAATTCTGGGCATCCAGTGATGGTACCAGTTATACATTTCAAGGATCTACTCGTAGTCTTAATAGTGGACCATTTGCCACAGGATCAACTACTTCATTCAAAAGTATTGAATTATTAACAGCCACTTGGTATTGGAAAGTTCGTGCTGGCAATGTACAAGGTACAAGTCAATTTAGTGCGGCCAGTACAGGATTTGCTTTTACCTATACACAAGCTCCGGATGTATTGCCAGCAACAACCCCTATTACCGATTCCAGCGGTAGTGGATTAACTGGTCTTGAAGGTCTTGGATTAGGACTTATCGGCGCTTATGTTGCTAGTAAAATTGATTGGGCCGGATTAGGTTCAAGTGCTTTAGATGCTTTGGCCAGTACAGGTCTTGTAAATCAAAATACCATAGATGGTATTAAAGCCAGTATAGGTAAAGATGCTAGTAGTTTAGCCTTAAGTGGTTTAACTGATTGTGATACAACCAGTGTTGCTCCTCAAACCAATGATGTATTAACTTGGAATGGAGCCAAATGGGTTCCAATGGCAGATAATGATGGTGGGTCTGGTGGTGGGTCTGGTGGTGGGTCAAGTACTTGTTATTTGACTGTACAGTCTCAATATCCTACTCCACTTTCTACCAATACAGATTCTCCTGTATTAAATTCTCCCAGTGATAGAATATTAAATGATGGTAATTATTGGATTGCCTATGCTAGTCCATCTGGAGCGGCATTAAGTCCAGGATCAGGTAAAGCATATCTTTATAAATCTAATGGTATATTAGTAAAAAGTATATCTGCCACAGTTACAAACAATCAAGTTAATTTAGCATTTGGTACAATACCTAAATTAGTAGATTATTACATTATAGTGGATGCTAATTTAGTTACCGATGGCACTTGTATAAATCCAGCTATTACTAGTCCAACAGCTTGGGATTTTCATACTGCGGATCCTCAAGATCCTGTTCCTCCTGTTCCTCCACCAGTAACACCGCCTGTAGTTACATGCCCACCGATTAATTATGTAAAAACTGAAACATATTTGTATTCTTATTACGCTATTAATCCACCTATATTGCCTAATGGCACATATACTGGACAAGACAAAATTAGTCCAGATAATAAAAAAGTAGATATAGAATCAAATATAGGCATACAATTTAATCAATCTATAATGTTCGGTTCAAGCGGAACAATAACTATTAAAAGTAGTTCTGGATTAACATTTCAAACATTTGATATTAGCCAAACATTTGCTAATAATAAAATAGGAAGTTTGTTTTGGATAAGTGGTGATACACTTTGGTTAAATCCAACTTATGATTTTAGTAAAGGCACCACTTATTATATTAACATGACAGCAAATTGTATTAAAAATACTTGTAATACCAGTGGTAATGCCGCAATAACAGATTCAACAACATCAACATGGACGGTAGATAATGGCACTCAATTTAGTGTATAACCCAGTTAATTACGATCCGGTACTGAATAGTCCGTTAACTCCAAGTATTAATAATTTTGGTTTTAGCCTAAGTTCGGATAGACAGATTAGAATAAATTCATCCGGATCAATCAATATCTATGATAATAATAATAATTTAGTTAAAACTATTTTAGCAACCGATCCTGAAATTTCATTAAGTCAATTACCTAATACTATAAACAATAATGAAACAACATATTCGGCTACAAGTCCATGGATAATTGAAATTATCAAACCAGTTCAAGGATTAGCAAGATGTCCTGCCTTTTCAAGAACACCTGTACAAGATTATCTTTATCTACAAAATATTGTTGGCAATCAGGGATTAATTATTTTTTATTGTAAACCAAATTCGTTATTAATCGATTCTGGATTGATACAATTACAAAATAATAATTCAAAATCTAGTATGTTTACTGTAGTGGCAAATACCATTAACAGTAGAACACGGTTAGATTCAACTAGTTTAACCAGTACTACAACAATGGAATATGATATAATTTATAGAATTAGAAATGTTTCTATTGCTATTTCTAGTCAATCGACATTAGGAGCAAGAGCTGTATGACCTATTATGTTTTCAAATGTCCAGTAACTAGTTCTACTAGTCTGATTTGTAATTTAAGTAAACTTACTAATCAAACCATACAAGGATATATAACACCTATTGCCAGTACAGATTCAAATGGAAATCCAAATAGTGTTGATAATGAACAATTTTTAATTCCTAGTAATTTTTATAATCAACCATACTTGTTATCCATAAGTCAATTAACTTGTATTTCTAGTCAATATATTATTCCTGTATTCTTAAATTCACTTAAAATTAGTTGGATCCCTAATACCACTTATACATTTCAGGTAAATGATAGTTTTGTATTAGATAATTTTAATCAAGGTAGTCCATTAACTACAATTACCTATACGACTAATCCAACGCCTAGTATTTTGGCCAGCGATCCTGTACCTGGAGATTCAGCAACAGCAAACAATGATAATATCACATTGGATTTCCAACGACATGTATTTGGAACAACAGGAAGTTTTTACCTATTTCAAATTGGACCAACAGCACCTACTTTAATTAGACAATACCATGCTGATACAGAAATAAGATATTCACATGGTAAAATTATCTTAGATACTCGTAATGTATTATTGCCTGGAACAACTTATTATTTGTTAGCTGATCCAAATTGTTTACAAGATTATGATGGATTTGTTTGGTCTGGATTGCCTAATACTACCGCATTTAGATTTACTACTGCCGGTGAACCAACATTTAGAGATCTTATTGTATATGAAGTATCTTCAAGCATAGTATCTGCTTTAATTGGTGTTATAAGAAGTTCGGCTATTGGACATTTTGTAACATCCTCTACCATAATACCAAATGCTGTCAAACGAAGCAATTTCTCAACTCCTGTAAGATTGAATTCTGTTTCTACTATTCATCCAACAATTGGTAAATTACAAAAAACTACAAGTTCATTATCCAGTCACGCAACTCAAATTACTTTAGGTGGTAAACTTCTATATACTATTTTGAATCTTTCAAGTAATTCTACTATTACAACATTAGCAATAAAATTAAGACAACTTATTGGAACATTATCTAGTCAATCTACAATTACAGCATCGGCATCAAAAGCCATTTATGCTTCTGCCAATTTAACAACATCAAGTTCAATTAATGTTACAGCCATTAAGACACAACGCATTACTATGTTCAGTGTATCTAATGTTAACATATTTGCTATTAAAACAGTAGTACCATCTGTTAATATATCATCCACAACAACAATATTCGCAAGACAAGTTATTATGGCTTATCAAGGTCCTGAAATGATTATTAATAATCCTAAATTACTTGTAGGTCCATCGGGTACTGATACCGGATTCCGAGTAGGTGTTATGGATTCTCAATATATTGTTGCTCCAGCACAATATGAATATTTGTCTTCCACTCCGTATACTTACGGAATTGTTTATATTTTTAATACTGAAACTTGTCAATTAGATTCAGTATTATATAATCCAATGACTACTAATGGTTATTTTGGAGTCGAAGTGGCAATGAATAATTCATATATTGCGGTATCTAGTGATGGTGCCAACAATGAAGTTTTTATATATGATCGATCAAGCAAATCTTTATTAACTACTATAAATGGTATTGCTCCTACTAATCAATTGTTTATAGGTGGTAAAAACATGATACTTACTGATAATAATATATTAATAACTCAAAATTCTAGAACAATTTATATGTACAATCCAGCAACTGGAACACAAATAAGTTCTATTTCTATTCCATCTGATAATACAGATAATAATTCATATGTTGGTTGGCCAACTTCTATAAATTATTATGGAGATTATTTAGTTGTTGGAGATTATACATTCAATAAGACTATAGGTTCAAATTATTATCAAGGTCGTGTTCAATTATATCAAATTAGCACAGGTCAATTATTATGGAGTTTTATTAATCCAGAAACACTTGGATCTAATACAGGACAAGAAGTTTATGTTAGTTTTGGAAATTATGTAGAAATAGATGACATATTTGTTTACATTTCAGATACCATTAGAGATAGTTCTGGAAATGAAAGAGGTATCATTTATCAAGTTAGAATAGATGGATATGATCTATCTAATCCAAATATTATTGTTACCGATCCTACAACAAATAATTTAATTTCTGCTAGTAGTTTTGGATTTACATTAAAGGTTATTAACACTCATAGAGGCCCAATTCAAATTAGCTCAGGCGGAACTCCGATCTTACAATCTGAAAAAATGTTAATTACTTGGGGTGCCACAAATACAGCTGGAACTGTAGGTCAATATTATGTTTATAGATTAAATTCAGCTAGTCCAATTGGACAAACTACAACCCCATATCCATCTCAAACTGTATTTTCAGCATTAACTAATCAAGATTTAATACCATCTTATTCATATCAAGGACAGCCTTGGATTTCCACAGTAGAATCTAGTTTAACACCTGGTACTACATGGTTAATTGAGGGTGGAACAAATTCTTTGAATAGTTTAGATAAAATATTTGTTTACAGAATCAATCCAGTTAATGATAATCAAACAAATTATACTTGGCAAAATTATTAATGATTAATAAATTAACTGAATTTCTTAAAAAATTAGCCTCAAATCCTCAGGCCAAAGAACGCTTTGAGATTTGTCTAGCTTGTCCTCAATTTGATATCAATACCGATCGGTGTCAGATGTGCGGATGTGTTATGACTTTGAAAACATTTATACCTTTAGCTAAATGTCCAGATAACAAGTGGTAAAGAAAAAGCCCACTTGTGGTGGGCGATTTCCATTCAGGTATAAAGATGTTAGGGAGAATACTTAGAGAAATAAGGCAATGGCTGTAGCCTTAGAGAATTACCGCATGACAGGACGGCATCAGAACATGTATCAAACGGGAAGATACATTTCTCCCTAACACACTTATTTATTCTGGTCGTTGAAATATGCTAAAGAAATAGACTGAATTTTGTGTGCTCCACTGACTAATGTTACTCCATCTGGATGTAAAAATTTATGACAATTCTTACAATGAATACGCCAATGTATTTTAGGTGTAAATACCAATCGTCGTTCAATCACTTGATTCTTAACTGATTCACCGCAACCCAATTCACATTCTGTTATTCTATCTTTTAATTTAACCAATTCAAATCCAGCTGTGGGATTACTATCCAGTTTGATCTTGGCCACATTTTCTACAAATTCAATTACTTGTTTATTTTCCATTTTATATTTAATGAACTAAAACTTTTTTGATAGATTTCTAGGGTTTTTCAGGGTTTTTTTGTGTTTCCACTAAATACTAATGTGATTCGCGAGATCCACAATTAATTTACATACCCTTAAGGAGAATTTTTATGTCAGCCGCATCAAGTTATTTAGAAGCAAAAGTACTAAACCATGTACTAACAACAACAAGTTATACAGCACCAAGCACACGCTATGTGGCTTTGTTTAACAACACATCAGGTAACGCATTAGCTAACCTACAAAACGGAACATTAACAGATGAAGTTTCAACTTCAGGTACTGCTTATGCTCGTCAAGCTGTAACATTCGCTGCCGCCGCAACTACTGGTAGTGGTCTAACAGCCGTTACTACAAGTGCTACCAACGCAACTGTTACATTCCCAACAGCAACAGCAAGTTTTGGTTCAATCACTCATGTGGCCGTAATGGACGCAAGTACATCAGGTAATGTATTGTTCTTTGGTGCTGTTACAACTGCTAAACAAATTGACACAGGTGATACATTCCAGATTACTAGTGGCAACTTGACTGTAGCCCTAGCTTAATTTATTAAGCAATACCTGCTAGGGGCATTGCCCCTAGCAGGCTGAGTACACCAGTATTCTAGACTTGGACTCCTAGAGTATTGTAGAAACAATTATAAGTGGAGCAAGTCACAATGTCGCAACCAACAATTACAACAAGAGCAGGTAAAGGCTTGCCGTTGACCTATACAGAGGTTGACTCAAATTTTACTAACCTACAATCTGCCACTGTCGGAATAACAGATGGTACAAATTCAGGTACACTTAATCTCAATGATCAATTAACAATTACTGCCAGTGGTAGTGCTAGTGTTGTTTATAATCCCAGCACAAAAACTCTAACTGTAGGTGGAGGTAGTAGTTTACCTAGTAATGCCGCTGGTTATTTGGCCAACGATGGTTCAGGTAATTTAAGTTGGGCCACTGTTAGTTCAGGATATCCTACAGCCAGCATTTATTTTAACGCAAATATGGCATATAGTAGTGGTCAAAAGGCGTGTACTGGTGTTATTAATCAAATATTTTCAAATATAAGTTCTTTATCCGTAGGTAGAAATAGTTATAATTGGAATAGTAATGGTAGTGTTAGTAATGTGCCTTATATTACATTACCCGCAGGAAGTTATCAAATATTAATACCTGCTTATTACCCTGGCGGTGGCAGCCAAGGCACTTTATATTTTGGAGATATTAATACTAATAATCAACTTACTCCGGACTATGGTGTTTCTAATTTTCAACAGCTTGCTATTTCCAATTATCCATTTTTTACAGGACAAATTTTTACATTTACCACCACAGGTACAACTATAATTCCTGTAGGTAATGCTTATAATGGTGCCTATTCTTATGTTGGAATTTTACAAATTACCAAATACGCCTAAGGAATAGCCAATGACCAAACCAGTTATAGTTACAAGATCAAGTAAAGGTAGTGCCCTAACTTGGACAGAAGGTGACAGCAATTTTACAAATTTACAAAATGCCACCTTGACATTTACAGATGGCACTAATAGTCACGCATTTAGTCTTAATGACACAGTAACATTCACTGCCGGTACAAATATTACCTTGTCAGTAAATGCCTCAACAGGTGCTGTTACCATTAATTCATCAAATCCTGGTGGTACTGTGACCAGTGTTACCAGTACAACATTAACAGTGGCAGGCACTAGTGCTATTCCAACAGTTAATCTTACAAGTGGTATAGCAACAGCAGGCACATATCAATC